CGGCGTAAATGCCGAATTTGTTTTTCCGGCAACCTATTCCGGATTTGCGGGCAACGCCTTTACCGCACCGGACGCGGAGCATATCCAGTACGCGAACAACAAAACAAAGGCAACCATTGTTGTTGGTGACGCTATGAACCTTACCGAGATCGATAAGGCGAAAGCGGTTGCCACCATGATGGGCGGCGGATCCGGCGGCGGGGATGCCGGCAGCGACGGCAATACCCAAACGCCTAAAATCATGCCGATTATGATTAACGGCGAGAATCACTTTGTTACGGTGATGAATTCCTGGCAGGTTTATGATGTACGGACCGCCACCAGCACCGGCCAGTGGCTCGATATTCAGAAAGCCGCAGCGGCAGCCGAGGGCAGGAACAACCCGATTTTTAAGGGCGCCCTGGGTATGTATAACAATGTGGTCCTGCATGAGCATGAAAACCCGATCCGCTTTGATGATTACGGATCCGGCGGCGATGTTGAGGCCTGCAGGGCCCTTTTCCTCGGTGAGCAAGCGGCCGTTTGTGCGTTTGGATCCCCAGGAACCGGATTGCGTTTCGGGTGGTTTGAAGAAACCCGCGACAATGGCAATCAGCTGGTTATCTCGACCCATTCCATTTTCGGGATCAAGAAAACCACGTTTAATGGTAAGGACTATGGCATCATGGCCATTGATACAGCTGCCAAGAACCCGACCACCTAAACGGCCGTAACCATTAACCTTTAATATTTGTAAAATCTTAACTGCATTAAACCGATATTTTACAGGAGGAAAAAACCATGACCGAGTATATTGCAAATATGGCAGGGGAAAAGGCCCCAGGCAAAAGCCCTCATTCCGCGGGCGAGGTTTATGTATCCGATGGATATATCGATCTCACGGTAGCATTAGAGGAAGATGATCTTGTTTCTCTGTGCATTTTACCGCCCAAGTGCGTACCGCTCGGATTTGCGATCGAGTGCGAGGATCTGGACACCGGCACCACGATTACCTTGACCGGTGGCCTCAAAACTCGCGCCGGTACCGACCTGATCGCGGACCACGATTTTTTTGTGGATTCAGCAGTGGGCCAGGCCGGCGGGTTACAGGGCAAGGAATGGATCGCAGGAAATTTTGATAATCTGCGAGTGGCCTATTCTCAGACCGAGGAAACCCTTGTCGCGCTCAAAGTCACGGCCGCCCCAACCGGCGGCGGAGTCGGCGGAGTGCGCGGCGCCTTGACCTATCGCGCCCAGGAGCAGCAGGACTATTAGGCGCGATTGAATTCATCCTTTAGTTTACCACGCGATTAACCCAGGGGCCCCTGGCAGGCAGGGGCCCCGCAACCAATAGGACAGGAGGCCTTATGCTTATTAAATGCACGATGCGAGAGGGAATAACCGAGGCGGATATAGAGGGATACCGCTATACTTTTCGGCCGGATGCGGCCGGCAATCCGCTTTGCAACGTAACCAAAGAGGGCCATATTAAGCAGCTTTTGAACATGGGCTCGCACTGTTACGTCGAATTTAAGCCGAAAGTACCTTATGAACAGATGAGCGCAGCCGAAATTTTCGCACTACCCGACGGCGAGGCCGAGGACCATAAGGCCAGAATTCGGGAAGAACAAGCGCGAGCGGACGCGATCGAGGCCGAGAAAAAGGATAAGGCGGCCCAGGATCCGGAGGCCAGGATAAAAGCCCTGGAAGATAAACAGAAAGATACAACGCCACCGGTACAACAGAGCGCAGCCGCGAACCTGGCAGAAACCAGGATAACCGAGATCATTAACAGCTTTAGAACGCTATCTAAAAAGAGATTTGAAAGCTGGCTCGAAAATAACCGCGATCAAATAAAGATGATGCCGATCGATGTTAAGGCAGCCCTGGCTAAAAAGATAATTAAAACCTGGCCAGGCAAAGATCCGGAGATCGACGGCCTCAATTTGGAGCAATATGCCACAAGCACCGACGCCACCAATAAAGGACATAGTAATAACAAGTAAGGATCCGGAGCTGGTCGAGATCTTGAAAGAGATCAAGCAAACCCTGGATATACGCGAGGGGCGCCTGGGTGATACTGGTTTTAGATTCATAGATTATTATGAACTTATCGAGCTCCTGGCCGGTGATGAAACCATAACGATTACGGTTTTACCTGGCGCCCACAACCACCCGCATAATGATTTATCCACGATCCAGGGCGGCACCACCGACGAGTATTATCATTTAACCCTGGCCGAACATGGGGCCCTGGGCACAATTCCGGATCATAACGACCTGGGCGCGATCCAGGGCGGTACCGCCACCGAGCGGTATCATTTGACCGCAGCCGAGCATGGCGCCCTGGGCACCCATCCGGACCATAACGACCTGGCCAATATCCAGGGCGGATCCGGATCCGAGCGATACCATTTGACCGCGGCCGAGGCCGGCAATTTACACGCGCCTAATCTAATCGAGCAGTTAAATAGCAAAGTCGAGGTGCTTGACGCCGGCACCGGATCCATTAAGGCCTATGTGGATGGCGGCGAGCGCCTTGAATTATTGGCCAATAGCCAAACTTTCGGCTGGATCCTCGGTGAGTCTATCGAGGTTCAACAGGCCTCTAACTGGATAAAATTTAAAATTGGGGCCAACGATGAATTAATTATCGATGGTACCAGGATCCAGCTACCGACCGGATTAATTGAAACCAATACCAGTGCCCCTTTAGATTTAACCATTGATTGCGGCACCGATAAAACTATCGTACTCGCGGATACCGTTTGGGATGATGTAAAAGTAACCCCAGGCGCCTTTCAATTTTCCGGATCCGGCGATCCGACCTTGATAAATTGGCAGCCAGGCGGCGCCGGCGCCACCTTTAAAATTTATGCGTTTTCAAAGAATGACAATGTTTTCGCAGTGGTTCAGATGCCCCACAAATACAAAGAGGGCACCGATCTTGAATTTCATATCCATTGGACCCCGCACAACAGGGGCATAGCAGAGAGCGGCAACGCGGTAGGCTGGAAAGTCGATTATTCGATCTCAAATATTAACGGTACTTTTCCGGCGTCCAGCACCGCGGATCTAAGCGATCTTACAACCGGCACCGACGATAAGCACGAAATAACGAGCTCGGTTGTGGTGAGCGGTACCGGATTGACCATATCTCATGTAATTATGCTCCGGATCTATCGCAGCGATACCGGCGCCGATGATACCTGGTCCGGTGTGACGGCCGCGCAATCGCCGGCGCTATTGGAAATGGATATTCATTTCGAGATTGATACAATGGGATCCAGGCAGAATATAGTCAAATAGGAGTCTAAAAATGTCAGTAATCACAGTGGGCAGCGCAATAGATCAATTTGAAAGAAAGATCCTCGATGAGGGGAATGAGGATTGGACCGAGGCGGAAAACGTAACCTTGTTTAATAACGTAATCCGCACCATGATTAATTTAGTGCCCAAACTTCACAGCAAAACCGAGGCCGTCTTATTGGCGCCTGGCGTCCTGCAGTTTTTGCCGGCAAAAGGTATGGAGCTGGTTGATATTCCCTTGAATATGGGCGAAACCGGCCAGACCCCAGGATCCCCACCGCGAGAAACCACCCTAAAGATTTTTAACGATGTTTATCCGCAGTGGGCCCAGGCGCCGGAAGATACCGAGATCGAGCACTACATGAAAGACGATAACGAGGAACGCCGGTTTTATGTTTATCCACCGGTGCACAGCACGACGCCTGTATATGTCTTAATCCAAATGAGCACTTTACCCGATCCGGTAGTCTATGACGTTTCAAACGATTGGAAATTGCTAACAATACCGGTCGAGGATCAATATATCGATGCGATTCACAATGGTATGCTTTATATGTTTTACGACGATGATAGCGATAATCCAGGCAATACCCCGCGATCGCAAATGTATTATCAAAGATTTCAAACCGCCCTGCAGATCGAAACGGTTAAGCCCAGGCAGCGGCAATCCTAAAGGAGTGTAGGCCATGACAACAGTTTTATATAGGGTAAACGGCGGCGAGGTTGTCAAGATCTCGCCTACTAACCAGCAATTCGATCAAGTGGATTCTAATTATTGGGCGGTGGCCGCGGATCCGGCCTTTCCGGATGGTACCGAGCTCCGCCAGGACGAATCCGGCCCGATGCGCGTCCTGGGATACGCTAAGATCATGGACGGCGGCAGCTGCAGGAACGCAACGCAGCCCGAAATTGATGGATTCGCGGCCCTGGAAACGGCCGACGAAAACCTAATGGACCGCGACGGCGCAAAGGATCTCTTTCAAGCGCACCCGCGATTTAGAAAAATGATGATCGCCTTTGCCGATATTCTGAAAGATGAGATCAATATTTTGCGAGCTGAACACGCTTTGCCGGCCCGCACTCTTAACCAGCTGAAAACGGCCATGCTAAACCGAATGAGCGAGAACGATTAAATGTTTACTCCAAGATCATACCCAACGGTAGAGGTTGCCGTCGATGTAGAAAACCGGCCGCCCGAATACAAGCAAGAGGGCGATATTGCCACGATCCGGCAGCCCTATATCGGCATAGGCTTAAAAGAGGCCAAAAATCGGATATGGCTTTTAGTCGATGGTTTAGAACAGCTTGAATTTGGCGATTTTCACTATTCGGTTTTAGAACCATTTGATCCGACCGGCGCCTATTCGCCTAAAGAAAATTACACGCGATTTGACCGCCGGCGCTATTGTGTGCCCCTGGCCAGGCTTAACCAGGTTTTTACGATCGATCTAAACAGGGCCAGGGATATGAACGATGCCTATCAACCGTTTTACACGATGGACGAGGATAATCATTTATGGCTTACCGACCGGATACCGCTAAATGTCGAGGGCCTGGTCTTTGATAAAGTTACCGGAGCATATTTATAATGGCAACTTCACGCAGAACCGCGACAAATGAGAATATTTCCACTTTTGGCGCCGGTGGTATGGGGCGCGATTATACAGACGTAAACACCTGGGCGGGAGATACGGAAATCGATCTTGTTTCCGCAACACAAAGCGAGGTTTTAGAGTGCTACGACGATGCGGCCAGCTTTAATCAAAAAATAGTTGTAGAGGCCGCCGATACAGACGCGGATTATTTTAGAATAGTGCGGCCGGCCGACGGCGAGGGGCACGACGGCACCAGCAACAACGGCGTATTTTTTGACGTTTCCGGAGTGGGCGGGGATGCCTGGCGCCTCGATGAGGCATATAGCAGTTTCCAAGATCTAATCCTAAAGGCCACGGTAAACGATTCCGGCGGCCGATCGGCCTTTGATATACGCGGGGCCAATAATTTACTTGTTGGTTGCATAGCCTTTGATTGTAGCAATATCGGCGCGGGCGTAATGATCGCGGGTTTTGAACTGGCAGAGGATCAAATAGCCGTTAATTGCCTGGCCGAAAATTGCGAGGCCAGGGGTTTTGATGTTGATGCAGCGGCCGACGCCTATTTGTATAACTGCCAGGCCATAGGCAACGGCACCAGTGGATTTTTTAATGATGCCAATGGAACCTTTATTAATTGCCTGAGTGATGGGAATGGCACTTTTGATTTTCTCGGATCGCCGGCCGGCAACAATAACGCCAGCAGTGACGGCACCGCGACCGGCACCGGCAGCCGGATCAATCAGACTTTTACCTTTGTGAACGCGGCCGGCAACGACTTCCACCTGGCCGGATCCGACGCCGGCGCTTTAGATTACGGCGCGGATTTGAGCGCCGACGGCGTTTTTGCATTTGATGATGATATTGATTTCGATACCAGGGCGGGTACCTGGGATATTGGATTTGATGAATATATATTGCCGATCGGTTATCCAGTAGTGACGGACCGATTTGTGAGCTCCTTAATTTTTGGTAGAATTGCGAGGTAAAAATTATGAACTTAGGCAAATGGGAAATAGACGATTTTGTAACATTCACCTGTAATACGCATGACGCGGCCACCGGCGCGGCCACCGATGCAGACGCGGTGCCAAGTTATCGCGTATATGAGGACGAAACCGCCACGCCGATTTTAACCGGCACAATGGCCTTATTGGATTCTGGTAATACGGCCGGCCTTTATTCCGAGCGGATCCAATTAACCGCGGCCAGTGGTTTTGAGGTAGGCAAAAGCTATAGCATTTATATATCGGCCACGGTTGACAGTATTGAGGGCACTTTGAGCCATTCCTTGCAAATTGAAGTGGAACCGGCCAACGCGGCAGCCCTGGCAACAGTGGATGCAAACGTCGATGCCGTTTTAGTCGATACCGGTACCACTTTGCCGGCCGAACACGCCACGTTAGCCACGGCGGCAGCCCTGGGCACCGTCGATACGGTTGTCGATGCAATTAAGGCCGTTACGGATCTCTTACCGGATGCCGGCGCGTTAAACGACCTGGCAGCTATCCTTGTCGACACCGGCACGACCTTACCAGCTGAACACGCCACGTTAGCTACCGCGGCCTCGATCGCAGCCTTAAACGACCTGGCGAGCTCCGATATTCAGACCGTTTTAGAGGATAACGATCTGGATCATCTGTTAAAAGTAGCGCACCCGACCGGCGATCCAGTGGTAGATTCGATCTTTGACCTGGTTATGAATACCGATGGATCCCAAACTTACGACCGCACCAGCGACGCATTAGAGGCCCTGGGCGCAGCAGGCGGAGCAACGCCGGCGCAAATTGCCGATGCTGTATGGGATGAATTGATAGTCGGCCATTCCGGCGCCGGCAGTTTTGGCCTTAAAAATCAAAACCAGGTGCCGAGCGAAACCATTAACGACTACAAAGCGGACGTTTCAGCCTTATCAAGCCAGGCCTCGGTCGATACGATCGATGCAAATGTGGATGCCATTTTAGTGGATACAGGCACAACTCTACCAGCTGAACACGCCTTACTGGCCACCGCGGCGGCGATCGCAGCCCTAAATGATCTATCAAGCGCCGATGTTGCCACCGAATTGGCCACCTATGATGGACCGACCAGGGCAGAGGCCACCAGCGACAAGGACGAGATTATCGCAGAAGTGGACGCAAACGAGGCCAAGATCGATATAATCGATGCGAATGTCGATGCAATCCTGGTTGATACTTCCACCACTTTACCGGCAGAACACGCCACCCTGGCCACCGCGGCGGACCTGGCCACCCTCGATGGAAAAGTCGACACGATCGATACGGTTGTCGACGCCATTAAAGCGGTTACAGATCTCCTGCCAGACGCCGGCGCCTTGACCACGATCGATAGCAATATCGATGCAATCCTGGTCGATACCGGTACCACCCTGCCCGCAGCGATCGCGGCGCTTAATGATCTGAGCTCGGCCGACGTTCAAACGGTACTGGAAACAAACGATCTTGACCACTTATTGAAAGTGGCGCACCCAACAGGAACGCCGACGATCAACAGTATGTTTGATTTTATAATGAACTTTGATAGCGGCCAGACCTACAACCGGACCACCGACTCATTAGAAAAAATAGCCGAGAGCTCCGGATTAACCGCGGACCAGGTTGCTAACGCGGTATGGGATGAGGCGGCCGGCGATCATACCACCAGCACCACTTTTGGCGGCAAGAATCAAATAGGGGTGCCCTCGGCCACGCTTAACGATTACAAGGCCGATGTTAGCGGCCTGGCCACGGCAGCGGCCCTGGCCACGGTTGATAGTGTGGTGGATGCCATTAAAGCAGTTACCGATCTCCTGCCCGATGCTGGCGCCTTGACCGACCTGGCAGCCATTAAAGCGGTTACTGATAACCTACCCGATAGCGGATCCCTTAACGACCTGGCGGCGATCCTGGTTGATACCGGTACAACTTTACCCGCCCAAATTACGGCCCTTAATGACCTGGCCGCGGCGGATATTCAGACCGTACTGGAAACAAACGACCTCGACCACCTGGCCAAAGTGGCTCATCCGAGCGGGGATCCGGTTGCCGATACCCTCTTTGATCTCATAATGA